ATCCCTATCTGCCCTTCTACGGCAACAGAGTTTACCGACTTCGGTGAAGTTCTTTTTACCAATGATGGTTTGAAAATTCAAAATAATATTGCTACCAATATTAAAATACCAAGCCCCACTATACCCCCAAATTTAAGCGTTATTAGCGGAAATCGTTTTGCCGGCACATACAGTGTTTGCTATACATATCGTTCAGCTGACGGCATAGAGGGCGGTTCTTCCCCCATAGCTTCTATAGAGTTAACATCTACGGGTAATTTTTATATTGATCCTATTAATGCACCTGCCGGTTTTACCGTAGTTGTTTACATTACAGATGTAGATGGCGCAGTGTATTATAACTATGAAGGTATTCAATTAGCCCAATACCAAACCCTATCACAACCTTTTCCTAACGGTGTAGAGCAAATAGCTTTTCATGATAGTCGTTTATGGGTAAGCCAAGCGCAAAGTAATGGTTCAACCGTTATTTGGTTTTCCGATCCTTTCCTATACCATATTTATGATGCTATTAACGGTTATATTGTAGTACCGGGAGAAGTGCGCGGAATGATGTCTGCTAATGGTGGACTTATCATAGGTACTAATAGCGTCATCTATGTTTTTGACGGAGATGTATTAACCCCTTTAACAACCTATGGTGTTATAGCAGGAAGACCGTTTGCTAGGGGAACGGATAAAACAGTTTATATGCACACTGAATGGGGTGTTTGTAAGGCTTTACCGTTTGCCAATATATCTTCAAACAAAGTATCGTTTGCCATGGGTGCTAAATGCTCAACAGCACTTGTTTATCAAGACGGTTTACAAAAGTTTGTTGCTTTATCAGACGGGTCAGGCGTACCGTTTAACGCTCGATATTAAATTTTAAACATAAAAATTAAGGAAACAAAATGATTTCATATTCAACCGGTCTTATCAATTCAATACTGGGTACAGCCCCGTTAAACACGACTTTAGCTAATGGTGTTATTAGAGTCTATTCAGGTGCTCAACCCGCTTCAGCTGATTCAGCGGCTACCGGTACGTTATTAGGTACGGTAACTTTAGCAGGTGCAGCATTTACAGAAGGCACTGCTACTAATGGGATAAATTTTGATGCACCAGTTGGTAGATCAATTTCTAAAGCAGTGGCTGAAGATTGGAAATTTAAAGGCATAGCCGCAGGAACAATCGGTTATATGCGGTTTCAAGGTAATGCAGCAGATGCTCAGGCAAGCAGCTCTTTGCTTCCAAGAATCGATATGTCTGTTGGTATTACTTCAGGTGACGTTAGGTTATCAACCGTTACTTCAGCCGTGAACTCTATTATCACAATAGATACGTTTACTATTACTGCTGCATAAGGATTAACGATGTCATTTTCAGACTTTTTAGAAAAGAAAATCTTAGATCATATAAACCAAGTTGCTGTTTACACAGCGACTGCTAAGTACATGGCTTTGTATACATCTAATCCGGGTGAAGACAATTCTGGAACAGAAGTCAGTGATACCGTTGATGATCTAGCTTACGCAAGACAACCGATTTCATTTGCAGCAACTACATTAGGTTCAGGTACGTCTTTATCTTCAAACGTTCAAACCTTTGCCCCCGTTGACTATGGTTCAGGTGGTGCTGCATATACCGTAACGCATATAGGTATTTTCAACGCTTTAACAGGCGGGGATTTACTGGAATACACACCTTTAGGCGCCAGCATATCAAGACTAACAGGTAAAACCCTAGTTTTTGATGCAGGTGCAGTTTCCGTTACTTTAGATTAAACAATTAACAGGATATCAAGATGGCACTTAAAGCATCAACAGGTTTAAGAAATAACATGTTAACCGTAGGCAGTTTAAAGTCTGCATTAGACGGCGGTTTTATTAAAATTTATGCAGGAACCGCAATCCCCTCTGACGCAGACGCTGCAATAGGATCGGCACCTTTACTCTGCACAATATCAGTAAATGGCGACGGTGTAACAGGTTTATCTTTGAGCAGTACACCTTCAGGCGGCTCTATAGCAAAAGCCGCTGAAGTATGGCAAGGCACTAATGTAGCAGGTGGTACGGCTTCTTTTTGGCGGTTTATAAAAACAGGCGATACAGAAGCCGCTTCTACAACTGATGTTAGATTACAAGGTAACGCGGCTACTTCAGGTTCAGAATTAGTAATGACTAGCATAGTGTTATCATTTGGAGCTACTCAAACGATAGATTTCTTTACTGTTGCTTTACCTGCCTAATGAAATCGTTTTTATTAGTCGATGGTTTTACCGGTAATACCTATACCTCAGTTGATGGAGCGACTTGGTTAACCGGTAATACACCAACGTTACTCGGAACAATACTTTCAGTAGCATCCGGAGGTAACGGGTTTCACATAATACATAATGACGGGACTAATGAATGGGCATATACATCTTATGACGGATTGTCATGGGATGTTACTTTAATGCCCCTCCAACCGGAATTTTCCAATCTTACACTGACGTGGAGTAATCTTATTTGGGATGGGGTTCGGTATGTTGCATGGAATGAGCAGGCCGTATCTACTGCTACATCGATTGATGGAAAAACTTGGACTACGACTACACAAGCGTCTTTACCTACGTCAATATACGGGGTATCAAAACTTATATGGAATGGGACTAAATATGTAGTGACCGGTATAAGACCTGATACCTTCGGGATGTTACATGATAAAGCATTGACTTCAACGGATGCAGTTACTTGGAATATAACTGCTTTCCCATCAACTACGTTATGGGGGAATAACTTTATTACAGCCGCCGCTGTTGATGACTCAGGTAAAATATGTGTAGCGCCCTTCGTACGTGAAGTAGGAAAATCAAGAGTTTCAGCAGTTTCAACTGACGGAGTAACGTGGACAACCGGAACCGTACCTACACCTGCCATAGCTCCGGAATATCCCGGTTTTATGGATATGGCATGGAATGGGTCTGTATTCTGCGCAGTAGGGGGCATTGGCGGAGCAACCGTTATAGCTACTTCTACGGATGGTCTCGCATGGACTCAACGTTATTCAGCAGGGTCAGGTACGCCAGAATGGAACCACATAGCGTGGAACGGTTCTGTATTTTTAATAGTAGACGTCGATACAAGTGGGTCTAACAGTAGAACTGTAGGGGCTACTTCTCCTGACGGAATTACATGGACTAGGGTAACACTACCATCTACTCGCATTACAAGTGCTTCAGGAATACCGAACTTTCTAACAGCAGGAAACCTTGGAACACCTCCGATAGTAGGTGGTTTCTGGAAAGATATGGTCGGAACACGGGAGTTTATTTATTAATGTCCAATACCATCATCATGGGGGACATTGCTGAAGGCCAGAAGTGGTTTGGCGAAGCTGAGTTTTTGAAACAGCGGCAAGTTGCTATCTACCGTACCACTAACCAAAACATGAGCGCATGGAAGCACGTTAATACCGAGGTGAAGATATTTGTAAAAATGATCAACGGAACCCCCCAAGCGTTTATATTTACGGAAGGGGGTTATGAATTTAGTGTACAAAGCTATATTAATTTTGAACGGTACACACCCGCTACAGGTATCTCTTTTTATAACGGGATAGAAACATCTCCTCAAAAAGTATTATGGAACCCTAATGACATAGGTGTTCCTTTAAGCACTTGGTACTCAACTACAGGGTATGTTACTAATTTAAGCGCTGCTAGATATAGAAACGTTTATATTAAAACCGATTCTGTACCTATGCTTTACTCATGGAAATACCTCACAAATTTATATTCCGGGGGTGTTACAAAAACATACTCAAGCATTATTAATGGGCAAAGTTCAGCAATATATGGAAAATATATTTGGTACATAGATTCCGGAGGAACTAACCAGAACAGTATAGTCTACGTAGAAGACACTGTTTTAAAACAGGTAGTATTTCAAAAGTTTATAAAAGGCTCTTGGCCTGGCGATACATTTGAAGATAGGAATACAGCTAAAGGCTATTATTCCTTTAACAGGGCAGGAAATAAAGTATGTACGGTTGTATGGGTATCGCAATCAGAAAGGTTTGAAAATATGCCTGAATCAGCACATTTAAAACCGTATATCGGGGATTACCGAACTTCTTATATATTAGAGTTGGAATTACAGCTAGACGGCGATGGAAATTTTAGCAATATAGTTACAACACAACAAATAGAAACAAAAGAATTTTGTATAGCAGCTGATTATGATTGGACGACACCCGAAAATGAATTAGTTGCCGCTACGCTATACGGATATGACTATAGAATAGCCAAAGCTACTTTAGCGTCCGGATGGGATATTAGTACCGAAGTTATACTCGGAG